CTGCCATATCAACGTAAGTGTCTTTTGTGCGTGTTCCTATTTTAGTTCTAGCTACTTTTAATAAAATCATCATGACAGAAACATCGTGTGCTTCTATTTTAACATCAAGATATGCCGACCATAATTTAGCAATATTATTATGGTTATCAACTTTATCGCCATATTCTTTTTGCCTATCACCACCAACTATCTCAATAGCTTTACTTAATAATTCTTTTGTAATTATCATAGCTTAAATAATTCTACAATAGGAATTAAATATGCTTTAGAACGCTTACTATCTCCTACATCTTTTATCTTATCTGAAAATTTTTTTACTAATTTTCGTAATTTACTAGTTCTAAACCAAAGTATGCAATGTTCTTCATCACCATTTGCTAATACATGTGCCCAATATTTAGCTTCAGTTGTAGCAATACCACTAGGTTTGCCGTATGATTCAAACTCTACAGCTATGTTTCCTGTTTTAAACCACCAAGCTCTTTCGGTTTTGACTTCTATTGTACCCTCTTCAATCATCTTTTTAATTCTATTCTCTCTTTTTTGACCGTATTTTAAGTCAATATCAAATTTTTTATTAGCTATCAATGTTTCTTACCTATGTCTATCTTTTTAAATATGGGGTCTAATTCTTGTGCGTCTGGCTTACTACCAGATTGTGAAGCCTCCGTAATTTTATCTATAACAGCCATTTGTCCTGCGGCTACAATTTTTTCCATATCACTATCTAGTAACTCTAAAATACCTTTCATAACATAAAATACAGGATGTAAATCTTTGTCTGATGGCATCGTATCATAAGCAACCACATCAAAACCATCTGGCACATCTTGTGTTGGTTTAAATACTAAATAAAATCTATCTGGTAATAAACCTAATTCTTCTGCCGCATCTCTTTTTAAAGTAGAATAAAATTTTTTTACTTCAGCCATTCTCTCGGAATCCTTTTTTCACACCATAGTATATCATGTTTAGTGCACCACGCACCATAAGTTGTTTTACTACCTTTGTAAATCTTATTGTTTGCATTAATAAATAAAATTCTAATATCAACTTTCTTGTGTTGTTTTTTAATAAGAAGATGCTTCTTTCTATCTGCCTTATCAAACTCACCTTTAACCTCAATAAAAAATTTGTACTTAGGCAAATAAAAATCTGGTAGATAAATCTTTGGGTCTGGTATGTATTTAAATTTGTGCTTTTCATATTCATAATTTATACCTTCTTTTATTAGCCATGATGCAAAGCTAATTTCTGCCTTTGACCTAAACCTCACAATAATGTTTTTAACTTATACTTACTGATGTTTGAAAAATGACTTTTAAATATTTCAAATGTACCAAATGTATTTTTTTCTAATTCATTTAAAACCATAGTAGTATCATCCTGCGGAAACACAATTAATTTACCTGTTTTTATCGCAGTAATTAATCCTTGAAACCTAGAATCAACTTCATGTTTTCTTCTTTTTAAGTTCTCATCTTGCCAATACCCATCTTTTGATTGATTGTCTCGATAAAATATAACGTGACAATTAGGATGCTCTCTCATCCATGCAATGTTTTTTCTTTCGTTGTTTGTATCATCATAGTAAATCCAAATAACATTTTCATCATTTGCTTCAACATCAGCTTTTCTAATGTTTGATAACCATAGTACGTTCATAGGTCTGCTAGCTCCTTTGTTTTAAGTTTACTATACCATATAATAGGTTTAGCTTTTGCTCGTGATGTTATCTTAGGATGCATCTCAGCATTTGGCCAACAATGTTTTCTAAATCCGCAATAACCACAAATAGTGTTTAGTATTCTATTACCAGTTTCTTTTTCTATCCCTTTATCTTTACCTGTTCTTGCTTTGTAAACTTCTTTTGCATCTTCAAAACCCTTTTTAAATTTTACATTTTTATTTAATTTATTTATCTTATCTTTTATTCTTTTTTGTGAGCTACTAATTTCTTCTTCTTGACTATCTGGCACTTCACAAACTGCAAACTCACCAGTAACTTTATTAACCGCTATCCACCCACCAAATTTTGATTTATCACCAGACGCATACATAAACCCTTGGTCTACATAACCAAAAGTATCTTGTTCTTTTATTCTTTCAAATCCACCGTATTCACCAAATTTATTACTAAAACTAGCAGGACTTGCAGATTTAATATCCCAAATCTTTCCATCTATTTTAACATCATAAGTGCCCTCTAATTTAATATTAGCTATGTCTAATGATACAGGTTCTTGTATCTTCTCTAATTCTATTCCTGCTCCTCGTAGTATAGCTATTGCCATAGCTTCTATCAAATCACCTAATAAAAATTTTACTATTGCATTATATTCTGTTTCATATTCTACATTTTGTTTACCAAGTTGTTGTTGACATAATGGCTTACCAACTTCAGACATTCGTAAACGCCATTCTTTTTTGTTAGAATTAAATTGTTTTTCTATCGCTTTTTGACAAGATTCACCAAACTCCTTAACGACTTCGGGGGGAAGACTAGCTTCCCCCCTAGACGCATCATAAAGAAAATTTTCGACTAATGTCTTAATCATTAAGGCTGTGCCTCTATCTCAATAGCTAGGGAGTGGTCGCTATTTTTTGGTTTTAGTTTCACAGCCTCACGATGTTTCTCCATGACGGACTCATTCACTGCAGATACAGTCTCAGCGAATTCTTTTAATAAACTCTTATCTTTATCATTTATAGTATCTACCATAGTTTTTACGGTAGGTTCCACAATAAAGAAAGTGTTCCCAACAGTTTTTTGTTTCTTCGTTGCCATTGATACAACTGCCCTTATCATTGGTTTTCGTTGCTTTGCAAGATTGCCAATGATTTTTTGGAAAGGTACGTAATTGACCCCTTTAGCATAGAAGACACATGGTTGGTCAACAATTGGTTCAAACTTAGTTTCATCAGTATATTTACCATCATTAATAGTAGCTATACCATAAATTACTTGATTACACTTAACTTGATTACTTAATACTTTCTTTGCATCAGTATCACTTAATTCAGCAAGCTCATCTTTACTAAGTTTTCCGCACTTGTAACCGCCTTGAATATCCGGAAATTCATCGCTCAAACTCGGTCTTTGAACCGAAGCAACAAACGTATCTTCCGCATTATCCCAATAACTATAACTATATAATCTTAGAAACATTCTAAAATCTACCGTTTTCGCATAAACGGTTTTATCTCCCACACGTAATGAAAACCAACCTCTAGGTAATGGTTTATCATTTTCGTCTTCTGCTTGATAATTTATAGATAGTCTTGATAATACTGAAGAGGAATCTCCACCGACTAAACCTTGACCTGTTAAGTTCATCAACTGTTCATCGGATAGATTATCAAAGTTCTCTGGTATGGCAATTGCCATATTATTTGTACTCATGATTTGAATACCTCCTTAGTTTCTAACCAGTTACTACCCATCTTAAGTTCAATACCAATAGGCATATCATACTTTACGCCATATCGTCTTTGAGTTTCCTCTGGTAAACACAACATAGCATCTTTTAATGTTTCTATTGCCATCTCTTCTTCATCTGGGTAAACGTCTAATACAATACTATCATGTACTGTGTTGCAGATAATACTTTTTAATTTACGCTTTGTCAACAACTCATCTAATTTAATTAACGATATGGGCAGTAAGTCAGCCGTGGCAAATCCTTGAACAGGATAATTTTTAATAGCTGTAGCATTTGATACACTACCACTAGGCATACGTTCAGTATTTGGAAAGTAATATGACCTTCCAGATGGTAAAGTTATGTGCCTTGTTTCTAATGCTTCATTAATTAGATTTCTATGCCATCTTGTTACACCGCTATACTTTTCTTTAAATGCACGATAGTATTGCATCTGTTTTGGTGTACCTAATACACCCCCATATAGCGGTTTAAAAGTGTCTGCCTTGGCTACTTGTCTTGAAACTCCTAATATCTTTGCCGTAAAGCTATGCACATCTACGTTGTTTTTAACATCAGCATATATCTGGTCATCATCAGCTAAAAACCCGGCAACTCTAAATTCTAATTGTGCGTAATCACCCTCTAATATTTTACCACCATCCCATCTTGATATGATACATTGTCTAACAGGAAACGTACCACCTCTAGGCATGTTTTGAAAGTTTGGATTTCTAGAACTAAGCCGACCTGTTGATGTAACACATTGCATGTATTGTGGTCTAATGTAATCGTTATTGTCTTTACTTTTCTCTATTCCATCTACAAAAGTTCTAAGATAAGTTCTTATAGCAGAATATCTTACATACTTTTCTAAAAACTCTCTTTGATTTGGATTAATAGATGATATAAATTCTTCTAATGTAGTTTTATCCGTCTTAAATCCTGTAGCAGATGTATCAAGTGAACCTCTTGGTATTAATCGTAATCCTGCTCTTTCTTTTGTATTAGTATATATTCTACCTTTTGCATTACATGTTTTACAATTTCTTTTTATGTTACTGTATGTACCATCTTTCTTTTTGTATTTATACTTACCTGTGCCAGCACAGTTTTGACACAGTGTTGATGTTGTTTTAAATATTGGTTTTGCTAAACCATTTACTGCATGATAAAAATCGTTTATCTCATCATAATTAGTTTTACGTTTTTGTTTTCTTGTATTACCTCGTACTTCATATCCAATATTAAATTCTTTTGCCCATAATTTTTTATCTATAACTTTCATAGAAAAAAATAACATAGACCTATCATCTGGCGAGTCTAAATTTATTGGTGTATCTCCCATAAGTTCATCTATCTTTGTAAGTAAAAAAGTTTTTAATTCTTTTAGTTCATTTTCGTATTGGTCTTTTATCTTGTGCAAAGCGTCAACATTAATCTTAATGCCGTTGTATTCTATCTTTGCTAATACTTTCATTAGCTCCATACTCAATTTTATTGTTGGGAAAAGCCTCTGCATACTTCCTCAAATTTTAAATTTATTTTATTTAGTTGTGCACATGCTAAC